TCAGCAACTCTTTCAGCTTGCATTTCTGTGTTAGCATCCCTTTGACCAATTATTTGTGTTTTCACAGGTCCCTGTGCAGGCAAAAGTTCTTTATATGCTTGTGCTTGGAACTGAGTTACAGACTCAGCCAAAATAGGATGAATTACGCCACTAGAACCTTCAAAAGGTTGACTTCTTTGTTCGTCAAATCTCATGCCAAGATATTTAAGACCGTCTGTGTAAGTCTTCATCCACTCTTTACGAGATTCTTTATCGTTTTCTACATCGTTAATTAATTTTTTGGAGATAGAACCTAAAACATAGTCATCTAAATATTCAACCAAATTAGCATCAAATGGCATTTCTTGTTCTTCTTCTTCTTGAGCTTCATCAATAATAATTTCATCATCGTTGATGGTAACCTCTAAAGATTCCATCAGTTGCTCTTCAAAGGAAGGTGCTTCTGCTTCTATATCAACAGCTTTGCCCTGATCCACAATGTCAGGATTGTCTTCTGTGCCTAATTTTCTTTCAATTGCCATAGTGATTTATTATATATTAAAAATTAATGTAAGACCCTCTTCTCGTCTTCTTTGAACTGTACTAAGTCTGTCAACTCTCCTTGTACTATGTAACCGTCAATTTCTGCTATGGCTTGAGCTACCTCTAAGTCTTCAGCGTGTATATTAGGTCCACAATATTCCTGACCGTCATGAATAAATTTTGTAATAAATATTTTCATCAGTAATAACTTAGCTTTCTTCTATCAAATGATACCTCATCTTCATAGTCTGTGCCTAGCTCAATTAAGCCACCTTGTCTAATTCTCATCAATGCCATGGTTGCGGAGTCAGCAAAGTCATCGTTTTCTCCATAAGGAAAAGAAGCCATTTCTTCAATAACTTCTTCAGCAAATGCATCTTCTGTTGCCCACACCATACCGCTTTCAAACATGGGAGAAACAGAGTTCATTCTAGCTATCTTGTCTTGACCTCTGCTCGGTGAGTAAGATTGTACAGGTATACCTATCTTTCTAAGCTCTTGTGTTAGAGGCGTACCACTGGCTTTTGCCTCAATTAAAACAATATCAGGTTCCCAATATTTATATTCTTCTAAAGCTATTTTTTTCAACTCAGGAAAATCTACTCTGTGCCTTGTTGCATCTAACAATATAACGGAAGCTTCATCGCCTTCTTCAGGATAAAATATGCCCCATGTCGTTATAGCCGAGTAGTCAGCCGTTTCTTTTGCACTAAATGCGGTGTCATAGCTTTGTATAATACACTCACACGAAGGAATCTCTTCACTCTCCCAAGTTTTCCACCATTCTCTTTTTATAATTGATCCACTTTCTGCTGTTGGATTTTGCATCCACTGAGCATTCCATTTGGATACTGGTAAAGATGCTTTAACACCCAAGAGTTCTTCTTTCTTCCAAAACTCTGCCCATAAAGGCTCATCAGACTCAGGCATAATTGCAGGAAACTCAACAAGCTCCCATTGGTCAGCGTGTGCTTCTGACTGTCTTTTAAGTAATCGACCTGCTAAGTCTTTGGTTGACCATCGTGTCATTACTAAGATGATAGTACCACCCGGCTGTAACCTTTGGCGTGGTCCTGATGTGTACCATTCCCAAGCCCCATCCATTGCAGTTGGTGACATAGCATCTTGCTCAGAATGTGGATCGTCAATGATTAATAAGTCTGCACCACGACCTGTAATGGCACCACCAACTCCTGAGTAGAAAGCTTCACCGCCATCATTGGTTGTCCATCGACCTGCTGACTTGTTGTCACCTGATAAACTAATATTAGGAAAAACGGTTTGGTAATCTTCTGAGTCAATAATGTTTCTAACTCTACGACCAAACCTTACAGCTAGTTCTGCGGTGTGAGTTGCTTGAATAATTTTTAGTGATGGATTTAGTCCCATCATCCATGCAGGAAAGAATGTCGATGCAAACTCTGATTTGGAATGTCTTGGTGGTAAACACACGATAAGTCTTTTAAGCTTGCCTTGTGCTATGCGATTAAATTTGTCTGCAAGTATCTTGTGATGTCTGCCCATGATAAAGCCTTGCCACATCATTTTTACAAACTCTAAAAAATCATCTCTGCATTTGGTTCTTGCTTTAATGTTTTTCCATTTATCAATTAAAGCCAATGCTTCTATCTGCTCATCTTTAGATAGAATTTCAAAAGATTTTATTTTGTCTAAATCAAGCATAGGGTGGGAAGTTGGACAACATCTTTCTTAGGGGGGAGTAACGCCAACTTCCCTAGACATGTAATTATGAGAGAGAGGAGATATTGAATAATACCCACAAGAAACATGTCATTCCTCATTTTCACACAGATGGTCTTGTTTTAATAGTCCTAGAATGGCATATCCTGCCGTATCAATCCAACTGTCCATATGTTGTGGATTTTGGGATATGCGTATTAATTTCATGCAAAGCATAATATTACAAGCATCGCTACCTGTAATTGGCTCTGTTATTTTGTTGCCCAGTATGACATTAACCATGCTTGCTAGATTGTCAAAAAAATCATCAGAGCTACCATAATCGTCATCTCTGTCTTCAAGGGTTTGCTGTAACTTTATTAAAGCTGTCTCCAAGATAAAGGTGTTTTTCTTCAATTTGCTCATAACGATCTCCTGTATTAAGTGTTGATTCTAACTTATTTTATTACAAATCTAAAGGTGTTAATTTTGGACTTTTGTTTGCTTGATCTAAACATGCTTGCAAAGATTCTTTTGTGTCTATGTTTAAAAGTTTTTCTTCTGTTTTTGCAAACTCGGTGAGGTTTTTTTCTTTGTGAAATGGCATAAATATGACTTTGTTTAAAGGCAAAGCCACAAGACAGAACAAATCTATTTGACCGTCACCATACCTTTCGTCTGAATCTTGTCTTTCTTTTTTTGCCGTTCTTCTACCACTGCGTAACTCCCAACGATAATAGTCTTTGCCTCTTCTCAAATAAGTTGAGTTAGTGGTTTTTACCTGTACTCTGTATAGCTTGTTTTGGTGGTCAAGAATTAAATCGCTTCTGTGGGCTTGAGGTGCAAGAATTACGGAGTCGCAATATCTCAGCAAGTAAGATGCTGCCAAATATTCACCTGCTAACGCTATGCGTGTAGTGGTATGTGGCAAACTGGCTCCTAAATTTTACCCCACTCCTTACCTTCAAAAAGTAGAGATTCAGCGTTTCGCCTTCGGGTTAATCCCTTAAGCACCTTACCCCCTGCTTTATTCCACCTACGCATTTGAGCAGGCACCTCCTCGTAATGACCCCTATTCAAAACTTTAAGCATTGTTGATTTGTTTAGATTGGATGGACCTAAGTTGTAAGTCCATGAAACCAAAGCGTCAAATTGATTTTGATGCAACGGCACTTCTACAGCATCTTCTACATATTTGCAGTATTCCATAAGCTCATGTAACAACATGGATTCAGCTTCTTCTTCTGATATTTTTTGTCCTTCTTGCACATTTTTGGTGTGACCGTAGCCAATTGTCCAAACACCTACAGCGTCTTGATAAGCCTCTAACTCACACCCTTCAAATTTTTTTATTAGGCAAATGCCTTCTTTTGAAATTTGCATTAATTTAGGGGAAGTAGACCTGATATGATTGCTATTAACAAAGTTCCTAAAAATCCGAAACATCCAAACACCGCCATTCTTAAAGTTTTGTTTAAATCTGCTACTTGTGATTTTATTTCTTCTGTTTCTCGAAATATGGTCTTCCATCTTTCAGCACATTGTGCCTCATGTGATTTAAGGTCTGATGAAACAGATTGTACTGTTGGCTTGTTAGTCATCTTTTTTCTCAGGCGTGTTTGAAGCCCCAAAGTAAAACGATATAACTGCCGATGCCAACCCACCTAGATATCCTAACACCAAATTGATTAAAGCTTCAGAATTTTGTTCAGGTGGTTGCAATGTAACTAAAAATATATAGCCAAGAAATCCACCGACTACCGCAGTACCCATAATTCTTGCAGTCCAATCTTTGCTAAATTTGCCCCTAGCATCAGATTTGTCTTGAACTTCTAGCTTAAAAACATCTACCTCTAATTCTTTCATTTGTAATTCAAAATTTTGTTCTGCTTTTTTAAGCTCAAGCATTTGTTCGGGAGTGGCTGATTGAATGGCTTGATTGATGGCTTTTGGTTCAGGAGAACAACCTAGAACTTGTGCAACAACAGAAGCTGCTTGTCCGCCCAATGGTCCGCCCAAAGCAGAGCCTAGTGTTGGTGCTATTGCTCCTACTACATTTTTTATTAAATTAAATTTCATAATTACCCCGCTAGTGGATTTTTTTCTTTATTAACTTTTGATTCTATTTTTTGTACATCTTTTTGTAAGTTCATGTACTGTTCTTTCAAAATAGACCAATTGTTAGTATTTTGATTAACGGCTCCCTCTAAAATATTTATTTGCTCTAACTTTTTTAATTTTTGTTCCATAACAGAAATTTGTGTTACAAGACTGTTGATATCTTCTTCATAAGAAACAGATGTTTGTGCTTCTAAATTTTCAATCCTATTAACATAGGTCGCTCCTTGATAGCCAAAACCAGCTAGCGTTGTAACAATACCTACAAGAGCTATAAGTTGAGTTGTTTTGTTTTCAAACCAATTCATATAAATCTCCTAAAGAGTTGGTTGCATGTTTTTTAAATCAGTTAAAGTTTTAATGCTTTGTCCCGCCATGCTATAAAATGCCTCAGTATTATCTGATAGTTTGTTGTTAGTATAAATGTTTTTTGGCTTATACCAAAATTCTTTTTGCGGTATGGATACAAGCCTGTAATTGTTAAAGTTTGGCAAAAAGCCCATCACCGCTATAATTGCATTCTCTGACCCATATTCACCAGTTTCTTCTTGTTTGGCTATAACTTGTTCTTGAGCCATTTGTAAGTTTTGAGCAATAATATTTTCAACCGTTGTCTCTGAATCAGACTCAACAGATGCAATAGAGGTGTCCATTTGATCTTGAGTTGTTTCTGTTGTAACGGTAGCAACTGCTACCTCCGTTGTTGTTTCTGTTTCTACTGCTGTTGAACTAAAAGAGGAGTCTGATACAGACATGCTACTCATGTCTAAAACTTGATTGGTTTGTGCGGTAGAGGATGCAAATTGATCTGAAATGCTTGGTGAGCTACTTATGCTCATGCTTGTATTAGACGAAGAAGCAAAAACATTGCCTGATGCAAGGCTACCACCAGTTGCATGTACTGAACTGCCTGAGTCAGTTCCACTGATACTATTTGTGGCTGTTGTAATTGTGGCGGAAACAATTTTTAAAGCTATTTCTCTGCTTATTGAGCTTTCACCTTTTGCATTCTCTCTTTCTGCAACCTCAAACTCTTCTTCAAATACATCTTCTTCTATAATTTCTTCTCTCTCTATTCTTTCTTCTTCAATTTCAGCCTCAGCCATGCGTTCTTCTATGGCTTCAAACACTTCTTCAACAACTTCCTCTTCAAATATTTCTTCTACAAACTCTTCTTCAGGTTCTTCTAAAATTGCAATTTCTTCTTCTCTTCTAGTTTCTTCTTCAAACCATTCTTCCAATTGGTCTATGGTTTCAAGCTCAATAAATGTTTCAGGCTCACGATAATCTTCTACTAAAAAAGTTTCTTGAAAAATAAATTCTTCTACCATGAGATCGTCTGTGGGCGTAAATATTTCTTCATCACGCAAAGGTGTGTCATGCACAGAAACAAAAGGATCGTGAAATTCCTCTTGTGGAAACATTTGCTCAAAAATTATTTCTTCTTCAAATGTAAGTTCTTGTTCTCCGTTGTTTTGTTCTTCAAACTCATAAACATACTCTTCAAACATTGGCTCTTCTTCGTATCCAAGCTGTTCTTCTTCCTCGTATCCGTAGTTAAACTGGTCTTCTTGAAAATACGCAACATCATTTTCTTGACTGTAACCTTGGCAGAAAGGACCGTACTGTGGATCAAGGTTGCACTGTAAATCATCATATGCATCCCAATAATATGGACATGACTCAGAATATAGTTGGTCAATGTTACATTGTTGAGTTTGGTAAGCATCGGCATAGCCTGAGCAACTGGTATCATTTAAGGGGTTGCTACAATCAACCACCTCTCCTACAAAAATAGAACCGCCATTTTCTAGCGTTTGATTCTCGCCTATATTGTTCCAATCTTGATTAACACAGGTTGTTGAGTTAATAATTCCTGTATTACATTCATCGTGAAAGTAATAAGTTTCCAATTCTTTTTCGTTGCCCTGTATGCCTATAAAAACATCGTGATCTTGAATATCTAATTGCCCATAGATAGCTTCATAAGTGTTATTGGGG